GCACCGTCACGGGCGCGGGCCCGAACGACGTCGGCGGGACCGGGCCGAACCCGGAGATCGCCACCGTGGCGAAGTGGCTGGGGCAGTAGCAGATCACGCCCAGCGACAGACCGTTCGCACGGACCGGGGTCGTGATCACGAACTCGCAGTCACCGGTGGCCGGGCCAGCGATCGTCACCAGGCCGACGTCGTCGGCGACCTGGTCGGGACCCGACGCCAGGTTCACCGCGATCACACCGTGCGGCTCGGCCGACTTGTTCACCAGCTGGGTGACCGGGGCACCCCCGCCGTCCTCGCCTCCGCCGCCCGGGCCGAGGATGTAGCGGCCGTCGGGGCCGACGATGAGGGCCATGCCGGCGTCGGCCGAGGTGGCGTCGGGCAGGTCGGGGCCTTGGCCGAGGGTGGCCACGGTGCCGGCAGCCCACAGGATCGGCAGGTCGCCCACGACGGAGATCGGCGGGAACCGGATCCCGGCGACGGGCTCGCCGGTGAGGGTGTCGATGATGACGACCTGGGCGGTGACGAGCGGGTCGGGGAGCTCGAGGCCGGTGAAGAGGAGGTTGTCGGCCTTGAGGGCCGGGAGCTCGCCGCTGGTGTCCCAGGTGGCGCCGGTGACGGTCTGGCGGGCGTAGGTGCCGCCGGTGATCTCACCGGCGGCGAAATGGGTCACGTTGTCGATCGACGGGTCCTCGTTGTCGATCGCGGTCGCGTTGAGCGCCAGCGCCTCGAGGGCGCGGCCGGCGTACCACTGGAGCTTGCCCCGGGTCGCCTTGAACGTGAACAGCTCGACGGTCGTCATGCAGGTCTCCGTGGGGTCATCGGCCGAGGACGTACCGGAAGCGGACCGTGCAGCCGTAGGCGCCGTCGGCGGCCTCGGTGAGCTGGAGCCGGAGCCGGTCGGTGTTGGCGGCGAGGTGGATCTCGAGGGCGGTCGTGGCGGTGTCGTCGCCGTTCCAGGTGAGGTGCCCGGCGTTGGTGCCGTTGCGCAGGATCTCGAGGGTGGTGGTCCCGATGCCCTCGTCGCCGAGCCACGCCACGGCGCCGACGACGACGATGTCTTGCGGTGGCACCCACATGGTGCCGCTGGCGCGGGCCATGACGGTGAGCACGCCATCGCGGGCGAACTCCTTGGTGCGCAGCGGGTCCGTCGTCTGGTCGCCGGGGTCGACGGGGCGCTCGGCGCGGCGCATCGCCGCCTCGTGCTCGGAGAGGTAGCTGTCCGCGGTGCGCTTCTTGGCCGGGCCCGGGATCCGTTCGCCGGGGATGTCGGGGTCGAGGGCCATCAGCTGAGCGCCAGCTGGCCGGCGTCGATGTCGAGTGCGACCTGCCCGACGCGCACCGGGCGGTCGAACGGCAGCCGGAACTTCCCGATGCCGAACGTGCCCGACACGGTGTCGCCGGGGTTGACCTCGCCGAGGAGGTCCTCGCTGACGCCGAGCTCGTCGAAGGTGTATTGCGGCTGGGACACCTCGTCCCAGCGTTGACGGGCGATCGAGTCGATCGCCGACAGCGGGGTGTCGGCCGGCGGTGAGAAGAAGTCGTCGTAGACGATGCCGGCGGTGCGCGAAGCGTTGGTGTAGCCGCCCTCGGGGCGGTCGACGCCGTCGCCGTCGCCTGGGACGACGACCTTGGCAGCGATGGCGGTCTCGTCGAGGGTCCAGCCTCCGCCCTGGCGGACGGTGCGGTCGTCGAGCGTGAGGTTGCGGTGGTCGACGCCGCGGCGGGCCGACACCATGAACCTGCGGGTCTGGTGGTCGATCCACCAGTCGAAGCCGTCGGCGCGGCTCGTGTACTTGGTGAGGAAGTCCTGGAACTGGGTGTGGTTGAGGTGCCGCTCGCCCATGACCTCCACGGTCCCGGTGGGGGTGACGACCCCGAACCCGAACCCGAACCCGGACCCCTGGCCGACGTCGGCTTGGATGTGGTGCAGGCCTGCTCGTGCGTGGTCGACGAGATCGCGGCCGGGTGTGAGGCCGGTGGTGTTGTTCTCGAGGGGCCGGACATCGTCGAACTTCGTGGCGCCGTGGGTGCCGGGCGACCAGAGGGTGACCTCGACGGTCTGGGTGGTGTTGGTCTGCTGGCGGGCGTAGGTGGTGGCGCGCTGCCACTCATCGAACACGGTGGACTCGGTGACGGTGATGCTGGCCCGGTCGATGACGGTGCCGCTGGTGGTCCGCACCGTGATGGTGGCGAGGGCGGTGCCGACCGGGGTGCCGTCGGGGACCTTGAACACGCCGGTGAGGTGGACGACGGGGACGACCTTGCGGGCGGGCAGCGAGAACGATGCCGACACCGACCCGGTGCCGGTGAGGGCCATCGAGCTGGCACCGCGCTGCTTGTCGACGGTGTCGCGGCTCTTGGTGCAGCCGCGGACCGTCCAGCCGGGCAGGCCCATGGCGTCCATCGACCCGATGCCCAGAAGGAGGTCGCGGCGCTCGGCGGCACCGAAGAACTTGCGGTAGAGGTGCCAGCCGGCGTCCATGCACGACAACGCGAGGTTGCCGTCGGTGGAGAGCCGGGCGGTGATCCCCGGGCCCTGCCAGTCCAGGACCCCGTCGCGGTAGTGCTGGAACTCGCGGCCGATGAGCCGCATCACCCCCTTGCCGTCGACGACGGTGCCGGGGACCTGCAGGTGGTCGAGGGCCTCGTTGGACGCCGAGCAGCCGATACCCATCGGGCCGACCCCGTTGAGCACCCAGGTGGGCTTGTCGATCACCGCGCCGCGCAGCTCCGCCAGGCGCCGGCCGGGGTGGTCGTTCGTAGGGGTCTCGACGATCAACAGGACGTCTTCGTGGCCCTGGGGGTACACGACGGGGACGATGGGGCGGGCGCCGACGGTGGCCGAGCCCGGGATGACACGGCAGCGGCCGCGCCCGGGCGCGACGACCCGGGCCGGGGCGGGGGCGACGATCGGGTCGACCATCAGGGCTTCGCCGGCCAGTAGGCGAGCTCCGCAGAGCCGCCGGAGGCGAGGTAGGTGACGGTCTGGCCGGGGACGAGCTTCGGGATCCGGGCGGGGGTGCTCGTCGACACGCCGTTGTCGAACGCCGCGTAGGCGTCGACGCCGGCGACGGTGGCCTTGAGGTACTCGGGGTGCGACACGACCGCCATGTCCTGACCGCCGGGCACCGTGGCGACGCAGCGGATGGTCCGGTCGGGGTAGCCGGGTGTGGTGATGCGCAGCCGCGGGTTCGACACGGCGCCGTGCGCGGTCCACGCCCACCGCAGCGTGGGCGCCCAGCCCTCGGTGATCTCGAAGGGCACGCCGGGGGCGAGCTCGCCGGTGACCTGTGCGCCGTACCTCGTGGGGTCGGTCGCCTCGAAGGCCACCTGCAGGCGGCTGGCCCGGTAGCGCTCGCGGGTCTGGAAGTCGGTCGGGTTCGACCGCTTCATGAACCGGGCGAACACGGTGAGGCGGTCCTCGCCCGGGAGGATGAACCCGAACTGCTCCTCGGCCGTGGCGTCGTCCTCGCCCCAGGTGACCGAGTAGACGTCGGCGAGCTTGGCGGCCATCTCGGCGTCGGTGTCGGCCGACACGACCATGTCGAGGACGAACGAGCCGATGTCGGCGAACGCCGGCGCAGCTGCTGCCCCGTGGCGGCCGCCGGTGGTGTTGGCGGCGCTGAGCGCCCGGTCCTCGAGCCCGGGGGCAGCGAGGATCTGGACGTCGCGCAGGGTGCCGTCTTCGTCCCAGCCGCCCCAGGTGCGGGTCTTCCAGAATCCGATCACGTCGCCGCCACCTTCCTGGCCATGCTCATGGCCCACATGTCGAGGTCGCGGACGGTGCGGCGAGCGTTGTCACCGAAGGTGATCTGGTCGGCGTGGAGGTGCAGCCCGCCGCCACCGGTGTCGCCGGGGCCGGCGCCTCGGGCCCGGGCCGCTTCCCACGCCCGGGTCTGGGCGATCGACAGCACCCGCTCACCGGCGAGCCCGACGAACGGGACCTCCTGGCCCAACCGGCCGGGGATGCGGCGGAGCCGGCCACCGGAGTGGTACTTGTCGAACCCGCTGGTGTCGATGTTGGGGACGTTCCAGCCCTTGCCGCCGATCTTCGGGACCCACGACGGCACCTTGAACGAGAGCTTGCCGACCGTGCTGTTCCAGAGGCCGGCGATGGCCTTGAACGCGGCCTTGAACGGGGCCAGCAGCGCGCTCTTGAGGCGGGTGGCGATCGACTTCAGCCGCCCGGGCAGCCCGGTGATGAACCCGGCGATGTCCGACACGCGGCCGCGGATGTAGTCGCGGACGGCCCGGAACCCGGTCTTGATCTTGTCCCAGTGGCTGGTGACGGCCAGCACGGCCAGGCCGATCGGCCCGGTGATGATGGCGAGCAGGCCGCGCCAGTGGGTCTTCACCCAGTCGACGACCGCCCGGGCGCCGCCCTTGATCTTGTCCCAGTTCCTGGTGACGACCAGGACCGCCACGCCGATGGGGCCGGTGATGATGGCGAGCAGGGTCTGCCAGTGCTGGCGGATGAACCCGACCACCGCACCGACGACGGTCTTGATCCCGCCGAACGCAGCGTCGACCGCAGCACGGAACCAGCCGACCTTCTTGTACGCGAGGACCAGGCCGGCGACCAGCGCGGCGATGGCCAGCACGGCGAGCATCACCGGGTTGGCCGACATGGCGGTGTTGAACGCCCACTGGGCCGCGGTGGCGACCTTCTGCGCAGCCGACATGGCCAGAGTGGCCACCTTCGAGGCGACCAGCGCCGCCTTCTGCGCCACCCAGGCCCCCGTGGTCTTGGCGATCGACACCGCAGCGCTGGCCCCGGACTTGGCGTAGCCGGCGAGCGTCGAGGCACCGGACCGCACGGCGCTGGCGGTCTTGATGATGCCGTCCTTGGCGGAGACCCCCGCCCGGTACATGCCCTTGAGGCCGGAGAGAACGGAGGTGACACCGCCGTGGACCTTCTTGAGGACCTTCACGGTCGGCACGAGCAGGGCGACGGCCACCGCTGTCTTCTTGACCCACCCGGGCATGCCGGCGCCGCGCTGGACGAGCTTGGTGATCAGCGGCAGCCAGTCCGCCAGTGCCTTGTTCGCGGCGTCGAACGAGCCGGAGGCGAGCGGCTCGATGGCCACCAGGAAGCTGTTCTTGAGGGTCTTCAGCTTCCCCGACATGGTGCCGGTGTCCGACGCGCTGGCGGCGATGGTCTCCTTGCCGTTCTTGAGGCTCTTGACGAAGTCCTCGTAGGACAGCTTCCCGGTCCGGATCAGCTCGGCGAGCTTGGGGCCGGCCTTCGCGCCGAACGCCTCGATGGCCAGACCAGCCGCTTCGCTGTCGGACTTGGCGCCGGCGATCGACTTGAAGCTCCCCCGGAACACCTCGCCGGCGTCCTTGCCGTCCTTCGCGGCGAGCTTGATGGTCTTCGACATGGCCGGCATGACGTCGCCGATGTCGACGCCCGCCTTGGAGAGCATCGACACGAGCCCGGCGGTGTCGTCGAAGTCGAGGCCGAGCTGGCGGGCGACCGGGCCGGCCTTGGTCATGGCGGCCGCGATCTCCTGGACCGACATCTCGCCGCGCTGCGACGCCCGGTACAGCAGGTCGAGCTTGTCGGCCTGCTTGCCGGTGGCGACCGAGTAGTTCGTGAAGAGCTGACCGGTGGTCTTGATGTTGCCCTGGAGGTCCGCGCCCGTGGCGCCGGTGAGCTGCAGGTACTGCTTGGAGAGGTCCTGGAGCGGCTTGCCGGTGAGGCCGCTGGTCTTGCGGACGCCGGTGATCGCGGTGGCGACGTCGTCCATGGAGTTGGGCCGGACGGCCAGCAGCTCCTTGAAGTCGGTCTTGAGGCCGTCGAGGTCCTTGCCCGTCTCGCCGGTGCCGGTGCGGATCAGCTTGTAGGCGGACTGGAAGTCGCCGCCCAGCTTGAGCATCCCGGTACCCGCCGCGGTCACAACAGCGACCGCGGCGAGCCCGGACTTCATGCCCCCGGCGAACTTCTGACCGGTCTTCGCACCCGACGCCGCCGCCGCGCCCTCCGCACCGGACAGCTCCTTGGCGATGGCCGCCTTGCCGCCCTTGAACGACGGGACGAGCGACAGGTAGGCGGTGGCGAGCTCAGTGGCGGTCCCGGTCATCAGCCACCTCCTCGGCGGGTCAGTTCATGGCGGCGTTGGCGCGCAGCTGGGCGACGAGCGCCCGGTCGGCGTCCTCGCGCTCGGCGATCTCCCAGGGCATGGGGATCGGTTCGGGCGGCTCGCCCCGGCTGGACTCGTCGGCCCACATCCACCGCATGAGCCGCATCTCGTGGACGTTGGCGGCGAGCAGCTGGGGCATCACCCCGGTCCACTCGCGGTGGCGGTCCGGGTCGAGCGCCCGAATGAGCGCCGATTCGGGCGGCAGGTGCTCGATGAGGTCCCGGAGCCGGCACAGCGGCAGCCGGGGCCCCTCCAGGTCGGCCCAGAGCTGGAGGCCGTGATACTGGGACAGGTCGGAGTCGATCGCTCCCCCGTGCTCCCTCAGGAGCTCAAGGAGCGCAAGACTTCCCCCAGGCCCACCCCCTGCTCCTCGAGCTTCTTCATCGCCATCTCCTCGATGAGGCCCTGGAGACCGGCGACGGTGCCGCCCGCCTCGAGGAACCCTGGGAGGTCGTCGCAGATGATCTCGGCGATCTCGAACGGGTCGTCGGTGGCGTTGAAGCGCCGGAGCTCGTCGTCGGTGAACGTCTCCTGGGGCTTGAGGTGGAACGTCTTGTCGCCGACGGTGATCGGCAGCGAGCCCTCGGTGCGCTTGCGCTCGATGAACTCGTCGAAGTTGATGGGCGGGCGGGGGTCGGCCATGAGCGGGTCTCCAGTGCTTGGGCGCGCGAGCAGGGGTGCCGGCGTGCCGGGATGGGTTGAGCGGGTCGTGGTGGTGGTGGTGACGGCGGCCGGGGGCCGACCCGCTCCGGTGGAGCCCCCGGCCGTCGATCAGGCGGCCGCCAGCGCGGCGTCGTCGGTGATGATCTTCCCGGTGGTGCCGTCGGAGCCGAAGTACTTGACGATGGTCAGCTCGCGGGTGGCGGCGTCGGCCTTCATCACGCGGGGGCCGACCTCGAGGATCTCGCCGCGCACGATCGTCTGGCGGGACTTGATGCCGCCGTCGTTGTTGACGATCACGAAGGCCATCGGGTTCGGCGTGTACTGCGCCTGCGGGATGGTGGTCACGCCGGAGACGGTGACCGGAGTGCCGCCGGGGTTGATGATCGACTGCACGATGGCGTTCTCCTCGAGGCACACGACCTTCACGGTCGGCTCCTCGGTCTCGACGAACGACCGGACGTTGATCCCGCCGAGGGCCAGGACGTTCTTCACGCCGCGGCCGGGGTCGTCGGTGATCCCGTCGTCGGTGAGGAGCCCGAGGTCCTTGAACGCGGCGTTGAGGACCGTGGTGACGTCGGTGGGCAGGCTGGTGCCGAGCGGGCCGGCGAGGACCTGGCCCTTGAGCCAGACGCGGACGTTCGCGTTGCTTGCCATGATCAGACCTCCGGGTCCGTGTTGACGATGGCGGTGAGCGCATCGATGAGGGTGGAGCGGGGCTTGGTGCTGGCCTGCTCGGCGGCGAGCGCCTCGGCGGCCTTGGCCGGGTCGGAGCCGACGTCGGCGAGGATCTTGTCGACCTTGGCCGGCTTGGCCTCGGGGTCGACTGCGACGGCGTAGCCCTCGTGGATCAGCCGTCGGGCCTCCTCGTCCGGCAGGTCGGCCGGGCCCAGCTTGTGGGCGCCGATTGCGTTGGTGATGTTCACGCGCACGGTGGCGCCTCCTGGTTTGCGGGTTGGGCGAGCGGGCCGGATCGGGGGGCCTCGCGCTCCGCTGCGATGCGGTCGCGGGCCTCGTGGAGGGTGCAGCCGTTGGCGGCGGCGTAGGCCTGGAGGTCGGCGAGCGTCGCCGACCTGGGCGCCTTGGGTGCTTCGGGTGTCCCGGCGCTGCGGGCGAACGCCTCGGCGGTCATTACCGACGCGATGCGGGGGTCGACGTCGACGACGTCGCCGGGTTGGTAGCGGCCGAAGGGCCACAGCATCGTGATGCGCATCACGTCCCCCGGCAGGGGAAGACCATGGTCATGGTGACCCGGGGCTGGTCGGAGTCCGGGTCGGGGAGGTCGGCGGGGCCTGCGAGCTCCTCGACCAGCCCGACGGTCACGCCGCCCACCACCTCGCCGGAAGCGGCGTAGAGGGCGGCACGGGCGGCCTGGACGTGGTCGTGGGCGGCGGTGTCGGTAGCGCCCCACCCCTCGATGGCGAGGTGGGCGCCGTCCATCACAAGGTTCTGCTTGGGGCCGCCGACCCGGCGGATCCGGATGAACTCGGCGGGCCGCTGGGCCGGGACCTTGCCGTGGGCCGAGACGGTGACGGCGGGGTCGGCGTTGACCACCATGACCGCGGTGTCGACGGCGTCGGGGAAGGTGACGTGCTCAGCCACGGCCGGCGTCCAGGGCGGTGGTGAGCGCCCGGTCCCGGGCCTCTGCGAGCTTGGCCTCGACGGTGCCGGTACGGACCGAGGCGCGGGCGCGGGTGGCGCCGACGGTGACCTCGACCTCCATGCCGGGACCGGCGTGCTCGGCGATGAGGCGGGCGCGGCGCTCGAGCTCGTCCTGGACCTCGTCGGACTTGAGCAGCTCGTCGATGGCGTCGGAGTTGAGCTCGATCTTCACGGTCAGCCCTCCGATCGCTTGGCGGCGACTTCGATGCCGTCCACGAACGAGTGGCCGGGTGAGGTCCACAGCCCGGGTTCGCCGTCGATGTCGTACTCGTCGCCTCGGATGACGAGCCGGTCGGTGGCGGCGACGTCGGAGCCGGCGGGCATGTAGACGGTGATGCCGATGATGACGCCGGTGCGGCCGTCGAGGTTCTCGCTCGTCGACCGCGGAGCAACCAGGCAGTCCTCGACCGCAGTGTCGACGGGGTCGGTCCAGTCGGTCGTGGTGTCGTTGCGGCGACCGGGTGCTGCTGGGGTGCCCCGCCGGACGGTGACGGTCTCGCCGGGCAGGTCGAGCACGCTCAGTCCTCCCAGAGGGGTGCGCCGCCGGTGAGGTCGGCGCCGCACGAGCAGTAGAGGGCGCCGAAGCGCAGGGCGCAGATGTCGGCGTGCATGGAGAACCCGCCGCCGACGGTGTCGACCGAGAACGCTCCGCTGCCGGCGGCCGGGCAGAGGCTCTTGAGCTCGTCGATCTCCGACGGCCAGAACATGGAGCGCCGGGTGGTCTTGGTGTCGATGGTCTGCGAGTGGCTGAACGGGCCCTTGGCGATCGACTCGGAGGTGATGGCGCCGCTGCCGGCGTCGTTCCACCGCAGGATCGCACCGCGGATGATGGCCTTGGCGGCCGCGGTGTTCTCGAAGTCGTCGCTGGTGATGCACGGGGCGATGAGCGCGGCCCGTGCCATGGCGTCGTCGATCATGGCCTGGGCCTTGGCCTCGTCGATCTCGGCGAACGGTGCGAGGTCGGCGGGGGTGATGGAGACGGCGGCGGCCATCAGCGCGCCTCCGTGGTGTCCGTGGCACCGCCGGCCACGCTGGCCAGGTCCGCGGCGCGGTAGCCGCGTCCGCCTTCCTGGTCGACGTGGCCGGCGGCGGTGGTCACGGCTGGTTGCCCTCGGCGGCCTTGGCGTCGACCGCGGCGATGATGTCGTCGCGGGTGGCGTCTTCGGCCAGCTCGATGCCGAGGGTGGCGGCGTGCGCAGCCCAGGCCTCACGTCCGGAGCCCTCGCCGCCCCGCGGCGGCTCGCCGGGGTTCCCGGCGGGGGCCGGGTTGGCCTCCGGGGTGACCGGCTCGGCAGCGGGGGCAGAGACCGGCGAGTCGCCGAGCCGCTTGTACCCGTCGCCGGCGTACCGGTGGTCCTTGGAGTCATCCACGCTGAACACCGCGTGGTTGCTGAGGTTCTCGTAGCGGCCCATCAGACGAGGTCGTGGACCTTGGCCACGGCGTTGAGATCCGCGATGCCCCAGCCGTACACGACCTCGGCACGGAACGCGACCTGGTTGTTGCGCTGGAGGTCGCCGCTGCCGTCGGGGTCGCCGTACTCGATGACCTTGAGGCCGATCTCCTTCTGGACGCCCCAGCGGATCGTGTCGAAGTTGCCGACGAACGCCAGCACCTTGGTGTCGACGGAGATCACGCCGGTGCCGCTGACGGTGTTCGACACCGAGGCGCGGTGGCCGTCGAGCTCGCTGACCTCGGTGCCGAGCACGAAGTTCGGGTAGAGCTTCTGCTCCGAGTTCGTGCCCCGCAGCGCCGAGAACAGCGAGGCGTAGGCCGGCGCCATGGCGATGTCGCGGGGGATGTACCCGTCGGCGAGGACGAGGGCGTCGGCGGCGTCGAGGCTGACGTAGGGCTTGTTGGCCGCGACGTACTCGACCAGGTTGGTCGTGTCAGTGAGGCCGCCGTTCATCGCGGCGACGACGGCGCCCGACGCCGGGTTGATCTCGTGGAACACGCCGAAGTCGAGCGCCCGGGACAGGGACGGCTGGACGAGGTCGAGGATCTCGTCGATCACCTCGAGCTGGCGGTCCTCGTCGGCCCACATGACCTCCTGGTTGAACCGGAGGGTCTTGTGGAACTTGAACGGCTTGATGGGCTTGTTGGTCGGCGTGACCGTGGAGGCGCCCTTGGCGCCGCCCTCACCGACGTACTCGGCCTCGCCGATGTCGAAGGTCCACGACTCGCCTTCGCCGAAGGTCATCGGCGTGGGGGTCGAGAGGGTGGCGACGGCGGAGCCGTTCTTGATCTTCCCCAGCCAGGGGTCGATCTTCTGCTTGGGGATCGAGAGCGATCCGGTGGCGAATGCGGCCATGGTTTCTTCTCCTGGGTTCAGGTGCGGTTGAACAGCCCACGTGCGAACTCGCGCATGGGGTCGTCTTCGCCCGAGGGCGTGTTGGTCCCCTCGCGGGAGACCTGGTTGCCGTTCTTGCGCTTCGCCTCGGTGGCGGCGCCGGCTCGGCCGATGAGCCCGTTGACCTGCCTCACGAGCAGCTCGGGGTCGGTCGCGGTGAGGAACAGCTCGGCGTCGTCCTTGCTGATCTCGTGAAGGGCGACGAGGTGGTCCCGCAGGGCCTCGGAGACCTTGGCGGGGATGGTCTCCGCCTCGGCTTCGGCCTTGGCGGCCCGGTCGTTCGCCTTCTCGAGGTCGGACTTGCTGGCCTGCTCGAGCTCGTCGTACTTCGACGCCTTGTCCTTGAGGTCCTTGTAGTCGGCGGTCTTGGAGCGCTCGCGCTCCAGCCGGGGCTTGAGGGCCTTGTCGAACTCCTCCTGGGAGGTGATCGGGGTGAAGTCGCCGGTGGCGGTGGACGTGGATCCGCCGGGCTCGCCGTCGCCATCGCCGTCCGCCCCGCCGCGCACGATCGGGAAGACCCGGCCGTTGTGGCGGAAGAAGTGGACGCCTTCGATGGCCACGCCGTGACCGTCCGTGGTGTGCTCGAACATGGTGGTGCTACTCCTGGAACCGCGCATTGACCGCTGCGCGTGGGCGTGTGCCCCGCTGGGTTGCGGGGAGATCTGTTGTGCCCCGGTCAGAAACCGGGGACGGCGAGGCAGCGGC